ATTAAGAAAAGGGTATAATAGAGTTGAGCAAACATTAGATGTTAAGAACGCTGATAATTATGCCTCTAATGGCACTTTTAAGCCTTATACAGGTAATTACGCGGTAAATTGGGACATTGGTGCAGTTCCGCCGGCAACAGTTACTTTAATAGACAATCCGGATTATAATTCTGCGACATATAGATTAGTTAGGCCTGGTTCTTCGGGGACGGCTTATATAGCGATTGAGGAGGCTTCGGGTGGTTCTCCGGCTAAAGGGCCATTTGTATCGAGTGGTGTTGTATTGGAAGTAGGTTGGATATTTAGAGGTCAAGATTTAGGTGCTTCTCCAAGAGGGGTAGTTTTTCTTTGGATAACTGATGGAGTAGATACTTATTATTGGAGTGGAACGGGTTGGGTAAATGGAACAATAACATATATGGACGTACCGGCTTATACAGGTTCAAGTGCTGATGATGTAAACAATTATTCATTTACTACTTCAATTACTCCAATAGCCGGACAAATTCATTTTAAGTTCCAAATAGAAGCGGGAACGGGAGCATTTGCGGCAATTAGTGATTTCTTTATTAAAACTACTTCGCAAGTATCGCAAATCAATTATTTTGGTTATATAACAGACACTAAGCAATATGCAAAGCAAATAGACATCCCTTATGGGTATGACTCCCCGAATGGTATTTATCCGACTGAATTAGGGATATTAATGAATAGCGATGGTTCTGCTGCGGTATTATGGTATGAGCAAGGTAATCCGACAACTTATTCGTGTTTATTATTATTATTGATTCAAAAGTATATGAATATTTATGGGTTTAATTTAATTAACATTGATTGCGATTTATCAAGTTTTGACACAGCCAATGGTTATTTAGACGGCTCTAAATTATTCAAAGCAACAGATACAGACCCAGCGCAAATAAACGTAAGTGCAAATTCTTATATGTTGGGAAATTCAACGATTAATTATACAACTGATGAGAGTAGTGCGACATTAATACAAATATCTAATGAATTGGTAGAGGCTACGATTGGCAAGACATATATTTATAATACAATTATTTAGGTAAATTTGTAACTATGGCAGACAATGTACAGGGTAAAAATATAATGCTTTACTATCACGATCCTATTTCAAATACGGATATTCCTTTCGCGTGTTCAACAAACTGCACTTTTAGTGTACAAGTTGACCAAAAGGAAGTAACAAGTCAAACTTCGGCTTGGTACAAAGAATTTAAGAATGATATTGCTTCATGGAGTGTGAATTGTGACGGCTTAGTAACTTTAAATAACTACGGGTATTTATTTTTATTGCAGCAGCAACAAAATAGAACGACTATTTTAATAAAGTTTGTAATAGACAACGGAATAGACGGCTTAGTGATTATTTCGGGTAATTGTAATTTAACAAACCTACAAATTAACGGGCCATTTAAAGATATAGCAACTTATGCCTGCTCTTTACAAGGGACTGGCGCTTATGGCACTTCGGGTACTTCAATTACTCCGGGTGGTGTAGTTATCGTTGGAGGTTCAGTTTACGATAAACAATATGTAGCGGCCGGCGCGGAGACTTCGATTACTTGGACTGATATGATTGGCAAGACTTGTCTATACGTTTCAAGAGGTGGAGTAGATGTAAGGGAAATAGTATCAAGTGGGGCAACGGGCGAGCAAGTGGCTTGGAATTCTACAACTGGAGTTTTAACATTCCCGAGAGCATTAGAGAGTGATGAATTTATTAGAGGACTTTTTCAATAATTAATATGAGCAATCAATTACAAATAACAGGCGGTGCAAAGGTTAGAAATTTAAATGGTGTAATAACCGGCTCAACGGGGGTTTTAAGTTCGTTGCCTATTAACGGCTCGAATGGTATCCCACAATTAGACTCTAATGGTAAAATATTAGTATCTCAATTACCTAATTCAGTAATGGAATATTTAGGCACTTGGGATGTTTCAACTAATACTCCTTATTTAGTAAATGGTGTAGGTAATGCCGGAGATGTTTATTTAGTAACGGGTGCAGCGGTTGGTGGTACTACTCATGACTTCGGTTCAGGGCCTATTTTGTTTTATAACGGCGACCAAGCAATTTATGACGGCACTACTTGGCAGAGAGCAAGTGGATCAACGGGGACAGTTACAAGCGTAGCAGTTACGGAAAGTTCTGCGGCTTTAACTATTACAGGTTCTCCGATTACTAATTCGGGTACAATAAATATAGGCTTTGCGGGTACTTCTGCTCAATATGTAGCGGGAGACGGAAGTTTAGTAACCTTTCCGGGCCTTGCGGGATTTGTGCCTTATACGGGTGCTTTGTATGATGTTAACTTAGGCGAGTATGGTATATCTGCCGGTTTCTTTGGATTTGATTTAACCCCAACCAGTACTCCTACAAGTGTGGGAACAATGTCTTGGGATAGTTTTTATAAGACTCCGCAAGTAATAACGGGGGTTGGGAATACAACTTTACAAATAGGGCAAGAGGAAGTTATTTTAATTCACAATAATACAGGTTCTACTTTAGTGGACGGGCAAGTTGTTTATATAACAGGATCAACGGGAGAACTTCCAAGTGTGTCTTTGGCTTCATCTACAAGTGAAACTACTTCGGCGGCGACTTTAGGTGTTATAACTGAAACGATTGCTAACGGGGCGGACGGCTTTGTAACTGTTAGCGGGATAGTACACGGATTAAATACTTTAGCCTATAATGAGGGCGATTTATTATGGTTGGGAACTACTGCCGGTACTTTTACTACAACTAAGCCAGTAAGCCCTAATCATCTTGTATTGATAGGGTATGTAGTTAAAAAAGCGGGTGGTAATGGCTCTATCTTAGTTAAGATACAAAATACCCAAGAGTTAAGCGAAAGTAGTGATGTGTTATTTACTTCATTGGCTAATAATGATATTTTAGCGTATGAAAGTTCTACTTCATTATGGAAGAATAAAACAATCGATAGTGTTTTGGGTTATACTCCAGTAACTAATGCGAGAACAATATCTACTACTGCGCCTTTACAAGGTGGCGGGGATTTAAGTGCAAATAGGACTTTAAGCATTACTCAATCGGGTACAAGTTCGGACGGATATTTAAGTTCAACGGATTGGAACACTTTTAACAATAAGCAAAACGCTTTAGGCTTTCTTCCTATTGGGGGTAGTGGTTCGATAAATTATATCGCTAAGTTTACGGGAAGTACAACTATAAGTCAATCGGGTATTTATGAGGGTGCAACGGGTTACGTTTCAATAGGAAATACAAACACAACTTATAATTTAGATGTAACGGGTACGGGTAGATTTAGTAGTTATTTAACTGCTGAAAATATACGCGTAGATGGCAATGCAACTTATGGAGGAGGATTAAGTTTAAAACAATATACAGGATTTGCTTTAGGTGTTTCAAGTGGATACACTTCAATGTATGCGGATACTTCTAATCATATAATGTTTACAATAAACAATAGTCCTACTGATTCAAAAATAATTACATTTAATTACCCTTATGGCAATGCGGTTTCTTATAATTATACACTTCCTAATGGTAGCGGGACTTTAGCGTTAACAAGCCAAATACCAAGTTTAAGCGGATATATTCAAGGAAGCGGGACTACTAACTATGTACCTAAGTTTACTGCAAGTGGAACAATAGGTAATAGTACTATGCAAGAAATGGGAACAGGTTGGTTTAAAATAAGTGGTGGCTCTAATGGGGAATTAGATTTAGTTGGAACAGGACAAGCAACATTAAGTTTATATGATGGTGTAGCAACAAACTATGTACAAGGGTTGTATACTGATTTTGCTATATACAATCAAAATGGTGCTACTGTTACAATGCTAATGAATTATAACTACTCTTCTAAAGCATTAACATTCCAAACTAATGGAAATAATGAAAGAATGAGAATTTCATCATCAGGTAATGTAGGTATTGGTACAAGTAGTCCTGCTTATTTATTAGATGTAACAGGAACAGGAAGATTTACAGGAGCATTAACAATGCAAGGTAATATAAATGTAGAAAATAACTTTGTATTAAACTTAGGTTCTAACCAAGGTGGTGGAGCAACTTTAAAATATAATTCAAATGGTAATTTAGACATTACTCCAAGAAGCGGATATAGTACAATATTTACTTCAGGTAATGTAGGTATAGGAACAAGTTCGCCAAGTTATCCGTTACATCTTAAAAATGCCACTTACTCTCAAATGTGTATAGAGGGTGGCAATGCTGCTGATTTAATATTATATAATTCTGGTGGTACTACCAACTTACGAACTATGGTAATGAGGCAAACATCCTCAAATTATTTAAGTTTTTTCTCTGCAAATGACGCCGGCACAATCAATACTAATAACATTCTTACATTAAATAATACGGGATATGTTGGTGTAGGAACAAGTTCTCCAATTGATTTATTGCATTTAGCAGGTGGAATGACTAGTACAGGTTTAAGTGTACCAAGTAATACAAGCATTGGTTCAATACAAATAGGATATGATGGAACAAATGGAGTTATTAGAACTTGGAATAGTTCTCCAATTTTAATGTCAACCTATGGATATTATGCAGTACAAACAAGTGGAAGTGAAAGAATGAGAATTACCTCAGGTGGTAATGTAGGTATAGGAACAAGTAGTCCAAATGTAAGTGGTCAAAGTTCATCTGTTACAGTGGCTACAATAAAAGGTAGTTCATCTTGGGGCGGATATGAGGTAGCAAATAATGCAAATACATTAGATGGTTTATTATTAGGTTTTTATGGTTTTACTAATCCAAGTTTATCCGCAGGATATACAATGCCTGCCTATATAGGTTCTTGGTTAAGTGGTGGAGGTTCTGGAAGTGGAGCAGATATAAGATTTCATACACAAACAATCGGAACTGCAGGAGCAATAGAAAGAATGCGTATTACAAGTGGGGGTAATGTAGGTATTGGAACATCATCTCCTATTACCTCATTAAATAGCACGCTTACGGTTATTGGAACAGGTATCTTCCAAACTACATCAGTAGGTAGTTATAATGAAAATTTAAGATTAAATAGAAATTCAAATAGTGGGTATTCTTCTTTAATAATAGGTGGAGCATTTGGTTCTGCAAGTGGAACAGGAGTTGGGCAATGGACTTTATTTACTGAACCATCTTTTTTAGGATATGGATTTTTCTTTGATTATAATGGAACTAAAGTTGGTACAATAGATAAAACAACAGGTATTTATACAGCTTTATCTGAC